AGCGCGTAAAGCAGGCAATCGACCTTATGGTGTATGAAGGTCAGAAGCGAGACCTAGCCGCAGATAGCGTTCACCTGCATAGGGATTCTCTACGGAAGGCATTCAAGAGACCGGACGTACTGGTGTATCTGCGTGAGCAGCAGGACGTGTTACGCACGAGCGCGAGTGCCAGAAGTATCGCGCGCGTCGACCAACTCGCGGAATCGAGCGTCTCCGACCATGTGAAGCTGAAGGCAAATGAGCTGTTGCTCGGAATCGACGGGATCGTCCCGGTAACGCGCTCAGAGCAAACGCTGATCCATCAGGGCGCGACTCCCGGCTTAGTCATCGTCTATGGGGAAACCCCGCCCGAACTGCTGGAGGGGCTCACGCCGCATCCTGGCATGCGTGGGCCGGTGATCGAGGCGAAGGCACGTCACGTTGCGCTGATCGAAACGTCGGAGGAGCCGGGCAAATGACGCTGATAGGCGGCAATTCGGGCGGTAACGCGCGCGTCAACGCGGAAAATCAGCACGCGTGCAACGCATTAGAGGCCGCTCCTCAGCGGTTAGAGGAACCGGTGCTGCGCTGGCGCGGGCTTCCGATGTTGTCGCTGGCAGCGGGCGCGGGGAGGGTGCCTCCCCCCTTCGCTTCGCAGATCGCGCGCCGAGGGGATGGGGGGGGCAAAAATGCGCGCCCGTCCCCGTCCCCGGGTACTCCCCGCGCGTCATCTGATTTTTTCCTTTCCCGATTTTCTCGTCACGGGTGACTGATGGCCACTTGGTACGTCTCGTCTGCGAAGCACTCAGCGGTGACGCAATGGGCGGCGCTGACGGCAAAGAGTGTCGGGAATTTTGTTCGACAACTCGCCGCACCGACCGCGGGTAACGAGCGCGTTTGGCGCTGCACGACTGCGTGGACCATGACCGAGCGCACGCTCAGCAGCGATGCCGGGGCCTGGGGTGCTATCGGCGTAGACACGCACGGGCTCGACGCCTGCATGCTCGCGAGCGCGGAGAAGAACATTTGGCGCGAAGGTGCTTTTGCGATTTACGCGAGAACAGGCACGGGCCATCCGGTGATGTTCGAAAGGCTCGGCTACACCACTGCGCCCGATGTCTTTTGGAAGGTGTGCAGCCCCCATTCGCTAGACGCGTAGAAAATTGGAGAGGGAACCAATGCCCACATTCAAGACTGAGAAATTTAGCGCGATTGCGACCGAGATCACCGACGCTCTGGCACCGACTGGGGTTGATCTAGAAATTGAGCGCTACGCAAAGGTTGACGCGGCCGGCTCCTTGCGAGTGTTCACCGCTCGTGACGGTGATGAGCTGCTCGGCTTTGCAATTTTCACGGTCTCCGTTCACCCGCACCATCGGACAGAGCTTTGGGGTTTCGTAGACAAGATGTGGATCGCCGAAACGGTGCGCCATACCAGTTTCGACGGGCATCCCTTGGCGACTCATCTGTTGGCCGATTCGGAAAGGTCGTTGCACCGCGAGGGCGTGATAGCGATCCGAGGCGCAGCCAGCGCAGACGAGGAGGCGGTGTATCGCTCCCTTGGTTATGAGGCTGTCGAGATCATATTCGAACGGCGCACGACTGCGATCTTGGATTCGTAAGGAGTAGCCAATGGGCATTACACCGGCCGTTGCATCGATAGGAATGGCGGTACTCGCGGGCGGCTCGTCCATCATGGGCGGCATTGCCGACAACGCATCGTCACGCGCCGAGGCCAAGCAATACGAGGCGAATGCCAAGCTGGCCAAGCTCGGGTCGGAACAGCAAGCGGCAGAGCGTCAACGGGACTTGCTCTCGACGCTCTCAACCATTCGCGCGATCACCGCGTCACGGGGGCTTGATCCATCGTCGCCCACTGGATTGGCAATCAACGACCGGCTTACGTCAGACGCGGGCGCCGCCATGTCCATCGACCGGCTGAACTCGCTCAATCAGCAGAGCCAATATCACGGGGCTGCGGCGGTCTCACGCGCTCGCGGTCGCGTCTCGCTGTTGCGCGGATTTCTGGAGGCGGGCGCATACGGCGCCCAAGCGTTTGCGAAGACCGGAGCGCCGGGTGACGGCAAGAAATGACAACGGTTAGCGCAGCTCCCCCTCTAATGCGGTTTGTTCCGGCAGGAATCACGCTCCGACGATTCCTGCTGGATCACGCATTCGTCACGATCCTTCGCGGACCATGGGGCTCGGGGAAGTCGGCGGCGTGCGTGGCCAAGCTGTTCCAAGCCGGCGCGCATCAAGCGCCCGATCGTCGCGGCGTACGCCGCACACGATGGCTCGTGGTTCGGAACACCTATCCCGACCTTGCGGAGACAACCGTCCGCACATGGCTGGATTGGTTCCCGGAAGAAATTTACGGGCCGATGAAAAAATCGCGCCCGATGTCGCACATGATCCGGCTGCCCGGACCTCCGGATGCTGGAAGGCCTACCACGATCGAGATGGAAGTCGTGTTTCTCGCTCTCGATGACGAGGATGACCGCAAGAAGCTCCTCTCGATGGAATACACCGGAGCATGGATCAACGAGGCGCGCGAGATTTCAAAGCCGATCATCGATGACATTATCGGCCGAACCGAGCGTTACCCGTCCATGCGCGATGGCGGCTGCACGTGGGGCGGCGTCATCATGGACTCGAACGCGCCAAGCGAGACGCATTGGCTCCCGATCATGATGGGCGAGGTTCCTGTTCCCGAATGGATGGACGAGGAGCAGCGCGACTCCCTCAAGAAGCCCGATGATTGGCACTACTTCACGCAGCCGGGCGCTTTGCTGGAGGTGAAGGACGAGCACGGCAAGGTGACGGGATACGAACCGAATCCGCTCGCGGAAAACATCGCCAATCTGAAAGGCGGTCACGATTGGTACCTGCAACGCCTCGGGGGAAAGACCCGCTCGTGGATCAGCGTCAACTTTCTCAACAAGCTCGGCGTGCTTCAGGCTGGCAAAGCTGTTTGGCCGACGTTCTCGAAAGAGAAGCACGTCGCAGCGAAGCCCATCCCATTCGAACCGGGACTTCCCCTCTATGTCGGTGTCGATCAAACCGGGCGCTCACCCGCCGCGATCTTCGGACAGGTGAGGAACGGCCATTGGTTCATCCTCGCCGAGAGAATCGGCGTTGACGTGAACAACGAGCAGTTCGCGCCCGTCGTGAAACGCAAGATCGCGGAGCTTGCTGCGTCGGTGGGCAAGTCGATCGCGGTGGTAACATCGATGTTCTACCGGGATCCCCATATGGAGCGGTCTCAGCAAGATGATCGCACAGCGGACGCGATCTACTTGAAGCACGGCATCCGCCTGATCCCGGCACCGGGGGGCAACACGATCAAAACGCGCCTCGACACGGTCGAGGTACTTTTCGATAACGGGAAAATCACGATCTCGCCGACATGCCCCATGCTGATCGCGGCCTGTGATGGCGGCTACCACTATCGCAAACTGAAGGTCGCGGGCGCGGAAGTCTACAGCGAGGTTCCCGAGAAGGACTCCTATTCGAACCCAGCCGATGCTCTGCAATACCTTCTGCTGGGTGCCGGCGAGGGGCGAAATCTCGTGCGCGGTAGTGAGCGGCCGAAGGCGACGAACACCGTGCGCCACTTCAATGTGCTTGACCGCGGCGCGACCGCGAAGACGCGGGCTCAGGTGCTGGTGAGGCGGTAGGAGAATGTCTTGTCACGCGCAGACGGGACTAATGCACTTGGCCGCGCTTGGTTTGCTATTCTTCGGATCAATAGGCGGTGTCTGGGCTCAAAGACCGGTGGTAATTGAGGCTGGGCACGTCCAGGGCTTCCTTCAAAGTGTTTCCGGCCCAATCCAGCTCCCAGCAAAAACATGTCTCTTGGCGGCCTCTGAAAACGTCATCGTATTGAAGGGTGCCGACGAGAAATACACGATCAGCGTAGGGCAGCGTAAACGGTCTGGGCTTCCAGTCGCCGCGAATCTCAACTTTGACCGTAGGGCTGAAATAGCCCCCGGAAGCGATTGCGCGCTCCTTGAGCCTTTGTTCCGTCAAACCAAGGAGGTCATTCGTTGTCGGCACTTTGCCGTTTGCGACGATCCCGCAGCGGTAGCTTTTCAGGATGGCCGGAGTTTTTCCGAGATTGTCGAAGATGGGCTGAACAACGCAGGATTTGGTCTCGCCCGGATTTTCAGGAAATGGCCCGCCCCGAAAATCCCTGGTGTCTCTGAGGAAGAGGTAGGCCCTTTCGACATTGGGCAATGCATCAGCGGACTTCTTGGCGGCGTCAGCAGCCTTGCCGGTCACCGAGTGCAAAACGTAAGTGAAATAAGCAATAGCGATTGTAGCCAGGGCGGTAATCAGCACGCTGTAAGCATCAAGGGTTTCCATGACCTTGATGAGAAAGAATGGCGCGATGCTATAGGCGGTGCATTGTTTTTGTCCGGCCTCGGCTACTTCGCATATCTGGTAATATGGGGGACTCGCACTAAGCGCCACTCCAATGGCGATCCCGACCACAAAGGGCGCGACTAGCAATGCCCACAACGGGGCACGCCCTAGCAGCCGCGCAGCACCCGCGCCGAAGATGTCGCTCATGCCCGCCCCCCGGCGTGTATCGCGATAGAGGCCGTCTATTGTGTGCTTGGGTGCAAAGGCAAAAAGTGGATTACCGGCCGGCTTTCTGCCCCTCGCAGATCGAGTGGGCGGCGCTGATGCACTCGTTGCAGAAAACGAAACCGCCCATCTCGACAAACACTCGCACCTCACGCCCGTTCTTTCGACACGAGCGGCAGCGCACGACGACGGCCGGCGGCTCGACTTGCTTCGCAGCCTCAAGGCCGCGTCGAACAGAGGCGCGGCGCGCTTCGATTTTGGAACGGTCGCCCATTATCCCACAGTCCGATCCAATCTTAGCTTC